CCCTGCGCCCTGCTCGGGATCGTCAAGCCACCGCTTGAGATGCTCGTCGCGCCAAGCGTGGACGGTTTCCTCATCGTCATCGTCTAAAGTGTCAATCGGTTTCATTCGTTTGATTTCAAGCGACAACTGCTCGCCCTCATCGAGGTCGCGGTTGTCCTTCCATTTCGGTATATACCGAAACCATGTTATGCCCAATTCCACGGGATTAATCTCCTTGCGTCAGTCGGGAGGATCGGACTGCTTACAGAGTGCAAGCCGAGGCGACGCGGCCTCGACGACCCTCCCAAAGAGAAACGTCAACTAATCGAAGACGACCGTTATCTCGTCCTCGCCGCTGCTCGATGCCAGCGCGGTCAGATTCGCGGTGTATCGGATCATGTCCGCATCAGGCGAGTCGCGTTGCGAGGGTTGAAACTGCGAGATATTGCAGTTGATCTTCATCCGCTTCGCGGCCGTATCGCCGATCGTTATGATTACATCCTTTGCCACGCCTCGACGAAACTCGCTGAAGAGGTTGACCTCGTCTTTGCGAACCAAGAAGTCAATCGAACCCGTAACCTCGCGGTATGCGGGAACGGTCACATCGCTGGCCGATGATCCACCAAACTCGGTATTGAGGAGGTCGATGCCGGTATTGATCGAGATCGAGCCGCCCAGGTGCGTGATCGTGCTTGATCCATTGTCGAGCGACAACGTTCCAGCCGTCCCGAAAAGCGGATCGCCCGCATACGTGCCGGTTGGCACATACGGCTTGATGATGGCATTGTCCGACCAGGAGCTGGAGGCAACCGTCAACGTATTGGTCGCGTAATTGACGGCAGTGACTTGTATATCATTCGACGAGGCGAGCGAGATAACCGAATACGGCGAAAAGAAATCCGCATCGTCCACGATCAAAGCGGTCGCCGATGATCCGGTGCCGTTGGCGAGCGTGTTGCCCGTCTGGATGTAATCTTTGCCGACCCCGCTAACAGTCCAGGTCACGAACGAATCGCCCGACCAGTTGAAACTGAGGTTCTGCACGATCGCACCCGACACGCCCTCGGTCAGATCGGTCGTTGAGCGATAGATCGCGCCCGACAAAGCGGTCGGATCTTTGAGCAATGAATACGTAACGCTCGACCCGCCCGCGACGGTGGCAGTACCCATCGCATGGGTCAGCATATCGCCAATATCGGGCGCGGTCCCTGCGGTGCCTGACGGTCGCAATATACCCGATGCCGACCACGGTTGGACTGGTGTGCGCGTGATCACTTGCTCGATGCGCGAGCGTGTGTTGCGGCGATCCCCAGGAAAATCCCGACCAACCGGTGCGCCCATCGTGATCGAGGTCGCCCGAAAAGCATCGGCGGCGGCGGGCTTGATTGCGGTGCCATACGTGGACTCAGCCTTGAAAAAACCAACAAGATCCGAGCCATAACTGAAATTATCGACTCCCATTATTTGCCTCTTTTATGATGTGTATACTTCAAGTTGTACCTCGGCTCTTTGTTCAAACTGAGTCCCGTCTGCACCAATCTCGGATGCGTCAATTCGCTCGATATAGCACTGGTCCACTGCGTCGGACAGGGTCGTTTTGTTTAAGAGTTCTTGCACAGCGCGACAGGTGCGCCACAAACGGATGGTGATCATTTCAGTGCCGCTATACGTCGAAGACGATTGCGACCCCGTGACAATTACCTCAATCGAGATATAATTGATCTCTCGTTGATCGGGCGAGTTGATCGCCTCAGTTGAGGTCGGCACGACGATGATGTTGACCTTGCCCGGGTATTGCTCTTGCGGGGCTCGCCAGTACGCGTTGACCGTGTCGAGCGTTATCCCGTCGCCATACGAGGTATCGAGGGCGGCGAGCTTGGCGGTCATCCCCGAGTTTAAAACGGTGATGATCGAGTTCGCGGCATCCTGTGGATTTATCGAGCCCGCCATTTTTTCGACCCCTTCTCGGCAAGTTTAACGTCTTTTGCCATCTCCTTCGCCCAATCGTTAACCAGACCTTGATCGACTTTAAAAAATGGGCGGGCGGGCAGATTGTTTTTCGTTGCGCCGTACTGGTGAAACTTCGCGTATTTGATTCGCGTCCCGAGGATCAACTGCCGCCCGCCTTTGCGATTAAAAATCGCATTGCGTGACGACTCCTCGGTCAGGGATGCTTTCATCGGTCCACGCAAGACGAGCAGGGGCCGACCAGGGAAATGGCGACCCTTCCATGCGGCATATGAGGGCGACAACGGTTTCCACTTCTTGCCGATGCTCTGGCCTTTAGTCTCAAACGCTTGCCCGATTCGGCTCATCCAATCCTTGCGGATGCGAAGTGCCGCACCCCCATCGAAGGGACGCTCGCCCCATTTACGCATTTCGCCCGTTGCGTCGGCCAGATTCTCCAACCCTGTGACGCGGATCTCAATCATTTTTTAGCTTTCGCTTTTGCTTTCGGTTTGGGCGGGTCAATCAATTTCGCCGCCGCCGCCTCTGCGTTGTCGCGCCGTGCCGCCATCAAGGTCGCATAGTCGGCATCCTCGGCGACGGATTGCGCCGTCGTGTCGATTGCCGCCTGGACTCGCTCAAGCTCGGACGGTGCAAAGCGGATGCCCGGAGCCAATACCAGTGCCATCACATCTGTAATTGTGCAATTTGCCATATCATCCTCTTATGATCTCAACAGGGACATCGTGCCGCCGCCCGCGATCGTCTCGACTGCGGCCGTCGGTATGTCGTATGCGCCGCCCTGCAACCCCGAGAGGATGCGATCGCGGTCGTCGAGAAGTGGTTGCACCAACTCGTCCACCGAAGTGCCTGACGAGCTATATGCCGCCCGCTGAACGCGAATCGCGGTCATCGTCGCATTTAACCCCTTGAGCATCTTCGGCGCATCGACCACAGCCGTATACGTGACGGCAGTATTCGCCGCCGCCTCGACCTCAACCCACGGCACAACGGCCACCACGATCTGACCGTCTGAGTTGACGATGTCGTCGCGGGTCGCCATATATCGCTGGTTGTCGCCCGAGATGGTGAAGAAGTCGCCGCGCCGAACCGATCCCGTCAACGATCCGCTCGATGCTTTGAGCGAGAGGGTTGAGGTCATCAAGCCCGCCTTGTCCTTGAGGAGGACGGTGCCGCCGAGCGAGCCGCCCGATTGGGCCACTGGCGCGGCATATCCCGCCGCCCTCAATACTGCGTTGATCTCGCCGAAATCTTGAGAGATCCACGCCTCGGTTTCTGCGGTCGAGGGGTCGGAATTGGTGTCAATGGTGAATTGCTGAACCATCGACGCCACGTCCGACGCTTCGCAATATCCCGTTGTTGAGAGAGTTATCGCCATTATTTGGCTTTCGGTTTCGCTTTCGGTTTGGCTTTCGCCTTCGGAGCGGGTTCGTCAAACAGATCCATCGTATCGGGGTCGTAATCTGACTCGTTTACGAGGGCGAAATCCTCGCCCGATTTAATCTTGACCGTTGGTATTTGTCTCATATTTATCTCTCTCGGTGATGCGTGGCGCGAGCCGAAACCCGCGCCACGCCATCGACCAAATTACCCGAGGATACGGCAAGCCGCTTCGGGACGGAGCAACGTCGCACCATACAGAATATCGTAATCGAATTTCCATTGCTTCTCCTGGCGAGAAACTTCCAGGCGCATGGTCAGGCCGGTCTTTGCGTCCGTGACCTGTTGCATCGAGTCCGAGTTGAGCGAGGCATCCATGATCGGAGCCATCGCGAAACCGAACGCATTGCGCTGGAATGCGACGTTGACCACATGGGCGGCGGCAAAAGTAATCGCCGAGTTGTTCGCCAATGCGACCGTCAAAGCCGGTTGGAAGGTTATGACATTGGCCGCGTACGAGGCAACGACAAACTGCTGAGTCGAAGCCGCGACGGTGAAAATGTCGCCCGCGACAGGAACGTTTGACCCCGTGTCGATCGTTACGGTCGTGTCGGCGATTGCCGAATCTGCTTGATTGACCAACCAACCAGTCGGGGTGCCGTTGCTGTTGGTGTGCGTCGGGATATTCTGATCGAGGTGCCAATCAGCACCGAGCGCATAACCAATATCACCAGTCACAATGCCCTCGGTGGTGCCGCGCCAGGAGGCATCCTGTAAACCACGGTTGCCGATAGCATTACCTTCGGCATCGGCATCGAGAACCACCGCGCGGTCTTCCATCAACGCTTTGAAGTTGTTGAGCTTGGTCCGTGCGCCCGCAGTCCAGTCGCTTAAATTCGACGCGAATGGGGTCGTCGCGGCGGTGCCGGTCTGCGAGTAAATACCCGTATACAAGCCGAGGATATAACTATCGACGTTGTTTGCCAGCGAGCGAACAGCCTCGTCGCCCTGGAGGGTATTCATCGAGTCCACGTCGATCTGCGTCAACTGCTGATCGGTGAGGAAGAAGCCCGCGTGTTGCCACTGATTGAGCGAGATGGTCTTGCTCGTCAAAGTGGTGTCGCCCGCAGCAGCAAGCGTATTGCTCGGCGAGACGGCAGCGGCGGTAATATCGGCGGCGACAGGCACGGTGATCGTATCGCCACGATCGCGAGCGGTATTGCTATACGTCGAGTTGACGAGGCGCGGCATGACCGCATTCTCGCGAAGGACATTCAGACCGCGAGCGATCAGTTTGTCAATAATTGGGGTTAATGTGTTAGCCATGACGGCAGTTTCTCCTTGGAGAAAAAAGGTTGACGGTTAAATCCCATGACCCTCGGGGTCGTCAACCTCTGCCGCTCGGCGATAGAGGTGGGGTTGTTCTGTGGTGGTGCTTACTGCGTTTTAGCCCTCGACGATTTCAACATCTCCCGCCGCGACTTCACTGATGTATTTGCCGATCTCGGACCGACGAATACGCTTCTTGCCCGTTGCGCTATTGGCGGCATTGCCGCCCGTTGCACCCGAGCCGGTTGACTCGGCGAACAAGAATCCATCTGACACTTTCATTTCGGCCACAAGATCAAGAATGCCCTGCGGCGTTTTCCCGTCCTCGGCCATTACTGTATTGCCACTTGCATCGACCCGCACAGCTTGCGTTCCGTCACGCTGAACGTGAGGACGGACGGCGCGGATGATATGATCGACGGCACGATCGTTGCGAGCTTGTGCCTTAATGGCGGCATCGCGGATCTGGTTCTCGACGATATGTATATCGAGCGTCTTCTCGGCCTCGGTATGCGCCCGGGTTATCTCGCCGAGCTTCTCCTCGTACGAGCCGCGCATCGCCTCGGTGCGTTGTGCAAGCAACTCGTCAATCTTGCCCTCGGATAAGAGGTCTTTATCGGTGCGTTTCTGCGCTTCCTCTTTTGCCGATTGCAGTACCGACGACTGATCAGCATGGGCTTTTTTAAGATCCTCGACCTCGCGGAATAAGGTGCGGTTGTTTGCTCTGAACTCCGAAAGGCGATCGTCGCCGTCCGTCGCTAGTACATAATCGCCGCCGTCCTCGTTGTAATGCTCGCGGATTGCCTCGGGCAATTCCCGATATTCCTGTTCCGAGACGATGCTCTTAATCGCCATATCGCGCCTTCAATTCTTTTAGTGTTAATTGCCGACCCTGTTGGTCGAGCAGATCCTTAAGGGTGATCTTGCCCTCGTTGTATAGTTTTAATCGCCCGGGGCCGAGCGTTGACCGTCGCTCCGCTTCAGACATAGCGTCAAAAGTTGATTTAAACGAAGGCATCGGTGCGGGCTTGCCGTCGATGGGGAATGTCTCGCCTCGCTTGACGATCTCTTCATTGAGTGCGGGATCGAGGACCGATTGCAGATCCTCCAGCGACTTAAAGATCGGCGAGAGGGTTGTGCGGCAATTGAAATGCCAGGGTGGAGTGCCAGGAAACGAGATCGGGGTGCCTCGGAACGGCTTGCCCGACTCCAAATACCAAGCATATCCGTTGCGAGTGCGGCAGAGGACGGTTGTGCGCGAATCGAGGACGGCGTTTGCCTGTATGCCTCGGATGGTGTCGGCATTGCGCTTATATGTCGCCAGACGCGCCGAGTTGGTCACGGCATCGGTTGCGGTGCGGACGATCATCTCGGCCCCTCGCTTGCTCTTCGCCATAACGCCATCGCGAAACTGCAAAGCGCGATTGCCGCGAAGGATGCGAAGCATATCGTCGAGCGTCTGGTCGTTTTGAATCGCATAATTTAAACCGTCTCTAATGTTG